CTTTTCTTGAAAATCTTTGCCGTATTTAGAAAAGTAGTTATTGTTTGCCATTGCATTCATTATATTATTTTTCCTTGGGTTAAAGTTTTAAATAAATAGCCATGTTGTAGTATGTCTATATTTTTTATATTATTCTCTTTAAGGTATTTAATTGCGTTTATATTATTCCATGTCGGCTTAAAATTTTCAATACTTTCATCAATTCTTTTAGTTTGCATATGTACTAGGTTATCTACATCCAATCTGACCAACTTCACATTACGTTCTATTAACTTTTCACTGTCTTTAATGGTTTTATATAGCTTTTTCTTTGGATTATCACTGTGTTTAACGTCGTTATCAATGAATAGTTGTAAAGTGTTATTATCAAAATCTTCCTTTAAAAGTATCGATCCGTACTCTTTAGCTAGCGTTTTAAATCCTAGACCGGGTACCCCTGGTATATTATCTGATTTATCGCCTACCATTGATTTGGCAAGGCAAAAGTTGTTCGGATGTATTCCGTATTTTTTAATTACGGTCTTTTTATCGACAAAAGACTTAGAGTTAGGAGAATAGATAATACAATTATCGTCGACTAGTTGATAGAAATCATGGTCTCCGGAGACTATTACTTTATTTTTGTTTGATAGTTTGTACTTGCAAATATAACCTATCGCATCATCGGCTTCTGCATCTTCAATATAGACTTGACAAATTGGTAGATTAGATAATATTCCTACTAGATTTTTGATTTGAAAATTTCTATTTGCAATGCTGTCAGGTATTTCATCATTATCGTAGTACCTATTCATTTTTGCAGGTCTACTACCTTTTTTGTAGTCTGGATATATGTCTCGCTTTCTTTTTGATCCTCCGCCCTCCCATACAACAATGACAGACTCTGGTTTACATTTTTCAATTAAATTAACTAAATTATAATAAAACCCCACAATTCCACCTATTTGTTCACCATTATCTGACATTGCTGGATGCGCCATATAATGTCTCATAAAAACATTAAGTGCATCAAAAATAAGTACTCTATCTTTAACCATCAAATATCACTCTCTTCAAAGTCTAACATATCATTAAGTGATCTAATTTCTTCATAAGAGTCAGAGTCTATTTCTACACCTTCACTAGTTCCCATTTTTTTAACCATCGCATCTTTTAAAATAATATCAACAACAGGGCCCCAAAAATTATCTGTCATAATTTCATTAAATTCTGTTTTTCTAAACTTTTTGGACTCAATCAAAGTACCAGTTTCGTCAAACATTTCAATATTTTTCCAACCACCTGTCCCAGATATCTGATAGGATCGATCACCACAGTTTACCATGCCGTGTTTTCTTAACAAGTCAAATGTTTCCTCGTGCTCAACAATGCCTTTTCCAAAGTGAATTTGAAATGCTACTTTCCTAAATGGCGGTGCAACTTTATTTTTAACTGTCTTAGCCCAGACATTAATACCGATAACATCGTCGCCTTCTTTGATTTGTTGTCCTGCTCCCAATTTGATTCGTATAGATGAGTGAAAAGGTATTGCCTTACCTCCGGGTGTAGTATCAGGATCTCCATACATAACTCCTACTTTTGTTCTAATTTGATTTAAACAAACTAGTAAACTATTTGTTTGTCCAATTACGCCAGTAATTTTTCTCATTCCTTTTGAAATTGCTCGTGCTTGCAATCCAATACTTTCTTTATCATAGTCTCCTAAGAGCTCGGCTTTTGGTGATGATGCTGCCACACTATCCCAAATGATCGTAACGGGTACATCTTTATCTAATGCTTTTGCTTTAAGAATAGTTTTTTCTGCAAGATCTAGAACTTCTTCAGTGCAATGTGTATCTACATATACAAATCTTTGGGACACGTCTACACCTAAATTTCCTAGATTCTCAATACTCGTTGCGTTTTCTGTATCAATATATACAACAATACCACCCATTTTTTGGGTACTTCTTGCAATCTGTGTTGCGATATGTGACTTACCAATAGACGGTGGACCAAACATTTCAACAATTCTACCCTCAGGAAACCCTCCGTTTTCTTGATTTGCACAAATATAATCTAAGAGTTTAGAACCTGTGCTAACCCATCTTTTTACTTGCGTTGGGCTTTCATCTTCAGCCAAATTATAAGCTACTTTTGTTTTATAGTCCTTATTTAGAGACTTAATTAATTGTGAAGTAAAATCATCTTTATTTGTCATATACACTCCTTTCTTGTTATTAAGAGTATATATCAAACGTTCGATATTTTCAATAATTAATGGATCAATCTAGATAATTTTTGACCCTTAATTATTCTAGATCTTCTTCTTGACTCTCTAATTAAATTATTCAATTGTCTCATTTCAAAATATTCATTTAATCCTTGAGCATCACTTCTTTCGTCACTAGTCATTCTTCCATCATCTCTTGTTCCGTAAGTCGCCTGTCTCTTTTCAACATCATCCATTTCTAAAGCTTTAATTAAATAAACAGCCAAACGATCGTATGCTCTTTTTTGAACGCCTTTCAGCATTGCCTTAAGCAATCCCGGAGTATTTTTTATAGCTTCTTCTGCAACTTCTTCCCCTACTTCTCTTGCACCGGATTCAGCAACTTCTTCCATTGTTTCTGTAACTATCCTAGGAATGATATCGTCAAGTTGTGAATTTATCAATTTTATTTTCTTAGCAATATTTGTTGCAACGCCTCTTTTTGCGGCTGCTTCTGTTGCTGCTTCTGTCATTTCTTTAGTTGCAACTCTTAGAGCTTCAGCTGTTGCTGACTCAATTCCTCCTTCAAATATTTTCATACATGCTTTGAATCCTTCTTCTGGGCCAAACATGTTAAATATATTCATAGGGGTTGCTTTTAATATTGCACCATTAGCGCCTCTTACGTGTACAGACACTACTCCAGATGCTGTCTTTACAATGTCTGCAATTTCCACTGGGCCGTTTTTGAATTGTTTTGCAAATTCTATTGCAAATTCATCCCCTGTTAGTCTTGCTAAGTCATCAGAAAGCATTCCTGCTTTTTTAAGCTGAGATTTAAATGAGCTTATCTGGGAACCATCCTTAAAAAATGCGTTTGCTATTTCATCGGGACTCATATTTTTAAATGCATCTGGCAGTACTTCAGCGGCTTCTCTTGCAATGTCGTCAGCTTTGGCCAAAGTTGCATCGGAAATTTGATTGACAAGTTTAGGATCTACATATTCTCCTGCTTTCATAGCTCTTTCAACTTCTTTAAACCCAGATCTTAATTCTAGTCTAGCTGCATCGGCTGCTGCATCAAGTGCATCGGTTGCTGCAGCAGCTTCTCTACTAGTTTTTGCTGCCTTAGATGCTGCACGTGCCTCTTTTGCAGTTGCTGATAATTCCCGCTGCAAAGCTGCTTTTTCTGCCTTTAAGGCTGTTGCTTCCGCCTTAAGTGCTTCATTACCTATAGCTCCACCTACTTCAGCAACTTCATCAATACTCCCGGCAACAGCTGCAAGTGCTTCATCTCCTTCTGCTTTTCCTAGTTTTGTTATTAAGCTTCCAATACTTCTAATACTTTCTACACCTTTAGCTAATAACTCAAGTGTTTTCTTTCCACCTGGAATTTTATCTGCTATTTTATACCAAACTGAGTTTGTATCTTTAAGCGATTTTGCTAGGGTTTCAAGCGGGCCTTCTAGTTTTTCTAGGCCTTTCCCAATTGCTGATGCTTCTTTAGCAGCTGATGATACAACTACTGCTGCTTCTTCAGCGACTGCTTTTTCTGCTGCAGGTGCTCCTTTTCCAAACCAAGAAAATATCTTAGCAAAAGCAGTTGCAATTTTTCCACCACCTTTAAATAGACCTAGAAATCCTTTGACAGGTGCCATTAGTCCTTTTCCAATAGCAGTCAAAGCTGTTCCTATAGCCGGAACTACTGATGCGCTGGTCATGATTGCACTAAATACTTCCATAAAGGCTGTAAACATTTCTCCTCTTTGATTTGCGTTTAATGCTCTATTAAGATAATAAAAAACACCACCAGTAGCAATTGCAGATCCGATACCAGGTATCATAGAACCTGCACCAATACCAATATCAATAGCTAAGTCTTTTAGCCAGTTTTCTCTAAGATATTCAATATCACTGTTTGAAAAACCGTAGTGTTCTAATATTTGATTGTGTGCTTCATCAATAATGATCTTATTTCTTTTATAAAAATTTTCAAAATTAATCGATTCAAATGTTATAGCATCATAGCTTTCTTGTATTAACCCTGGATTATGTTTTAACCACCTTCTGCTCTGTATTGATTTTTGCCTATTTGATTCAACTAAAACATAAGCATAGTTTGTCATTGCCATTATTACACCTCTTTTTTACAAATATTTTGTCTTTAGTAGTAATTATATCAATAAAACAAAAAAAGCCCGAATAAATTCGGGCTTAAAAATATAAAACTTAATATTTTTGTTAGATATAACTTAACTCATTAAGTCAGAAAAGGCATCATCTAAACTCGAATATGAGCTATCTGAATTTTCTCCATTATTAGAGTCAGTATCTGATGTAGAACTACCTTTTGTTCCCCATTCTGAACCTTCAGTTTCGACTTCATCACCGTTAAGCCATCCATTGATGATATTCGATAACTCATCATAAGACTTAATTTGAAAAATACTATCGATATCAGGAATGTCATCAACCCATTGTTTAGCTTGTTTTGCGTCACTAGAGAGTGCAGATGACTTTCGAACAGGTAATACTTCAGTCTTTGCCCATTGCTGACCAGGTGCTTTGGTGCACTTAATTTTAAGATCAGTTCCTGTTTTAAGATCTGTAATATCACCATAATCTTCATCCATCATAAGAGATAATAAAGACTGATATACTAGTTTTCCAAATGACCAAATTCGAACACCTTCACCTTCTTCTCCTCGAACTAAGACAGGAGCATATACACGCATTTTAGGATACAATTTCTTTGCCATTTCATAGCTTTCTTTTGTTCCTTCATCACGAAGCTTTGTAATAAGTTCTTGAACTGGGTCACGCTTACCAAATTGACTTGGTGCCAGAAGGCCTCTTTGTCCTGGAATGTTATAATAGAACATAAGCTCTTTAAATGGTTGACCGTCGTTGTTAGGGAAAGAAAGAAGTCTTACCTTATATTCTTGCCCTTCTTCAGGTTTCCACATTACATTTCTGCTGGTAGTATTACCACTAAGTTTGTCTAATTTGCGTTTAATCGCGTCAAAATCAAGTGCCATATTTTCTCCTTTAATGTCTAACTTGTAATATTCAAAATCTAAATGATTAATTGAACTTTAATATATTACTGTGTTAAGAGAAAATTTATTAAAAAAATTAATTTTTTATTAATAAACTTCGTCAAAGGTATCAGAACCGGAATGCTTTAATTTTCTTCTCATGGCTGATGCGTTCATTCTTATTGCATCGGATGTGTATTTCTTATGTCTTCTCTCCATGACTTCCATTTGATCATCAATACCAGCAATTATTTCTAGGCTATGATCAATAGCAGGTTCACCCATCCCAGGTCTCTTGCAATCATCTTCTGTATCAAAAGGTGTTGATCCGTTATAATCAAATTTATCATTTCCTGCTTTCGTAACTCTTTTAGTATAGTTTGGGTTCCTATCCATACTATTCCAGACCCTAGTAGCGGATGGAGAGGTCGAGACATTATGATCTGAGGTTATTCCTGCACCTTTGCTTTTTGCAACAGTTGCTAAGATATTGTAAATTAATTTACCCATACCTTTTCCTTGAAAATCTTTAGCAACAGCTGACACTTTTACGTGAAAAGTTTTCGGTATACAAGGATTCGATTTAGAAGAAAGCAATCTTGATTTAATAAAACCTACCAACTTAGGTGGGTTATATACATCAATTACAGCGGAGCTTCCGTTAAAACCTACTGGTATATAGGTGTATATGTTAATATGCTTATTACTAGAGTCAATATATAATGCTATATCATCCAATGTCGACTCGTATTCTATTTCTAACCTTTTTCTATGATCAATATTTCCTGCTGTTATAGTTGAAAGCAATTCGCGCCAGCCTTCTTTAATTATATCCTGGTGGAAATTTTCACCAAGTGGATAGCTTTTTTCTCTATTGTACTTTTGTCGTTTTCTTCTTTGTGACTTAGTCTCAGGTTTTCCTTTACTCGTATGACCTAAAGGAACAGCAACGCCTGCAACGCCACCGGCAGACATTTCATCTATTGGATCTTCAACCATGTCTTCTAAACTATCTAAATTTCTAACATTTTCTTTTCTTTTTTGGGATGCTTGATTAATCTTATCGGCCATAATCCTATAAGGAGTAACATAGTCAGGCTGTTCTAATAAGTTATTTAAAGTTTCTATTAGACAGTATTTACCGTTTTTATATACTCTATTTTCCAATATCATATCTTCATCTTCTTCGTATTCTTCATCATCTAAAACTATATTAGGCGGAGACTGGGAATATCTACTAAACCAAGAGTCTGCACCGGTGGACGGACTAGACCTTCCCATTGTTCTATTATGTGTACCTAAACCTATACTGTCTATACTAGGACGAAAAGCTCCGGTTTTGATTTCTTTTATTTTTCTCATAATAGTAATTATTACTATAATAGATTAAATTCCACTGGTATTTCTATGTTTGAATGTTTTTCTTTTATAGATACAATATTTTTGATATCATTAAATCTTTTTAACGATGTTTCAAAAGTCATACTGTCGTGGATAAAAAAACTAGGTGCAATATTTTGATGATTATAAAACTGTAAAAAAGCTAATGAGCAAAAATCAACTGCTGAAGATTGAATCCAGTAGTTAACTAAATTGTTATTACTTGTTATTGGTCTTCCGTAGTAATTTAAAACATATCCATTTTCGATAAACTCTTTTTCTAATCGATCATTTAAGTCTGTTACGCCTAAGTCTTTTTTAATATCAAGAGCGACAGATTCTTTTACTCCCATTAATTTAGAAATTGTATACTCATTAGCTCCATATATTAAAGCTAATATCCCGCGCTTAACCCTGGATCGATCTTTTATCTTAATATTATAATTATCACAAACCCATGAATAAACATCATTCTGATTAATCTTATGCCCCTGTGACTTTAAATAAAAGAACGGTTCACAAGACTTAAAGTCAACTTCGACTAAAATATTTTCTTTGTTTGTAGATTTTAGTTTTTTTCTGTTTTCTTTTTTTAGTGTGAGGTAATTAAATCCTTTTTTAATACTAGTTCTACCGGTCACACCACTGTGGTCATATATTGGTTTTTCTAATATATTTCCTTCATATAAAACGTCATTTAAGTCTAAGTAACATTTTTTTCTCAGAGGAAATATTTCATAATGATAACTAGTTATCATGCAAACTGATGAATTAATTTCTTCTTTTAAATAGTCAATATACTCTTTTGTTTTTTTGAACCCTAACATTCTTTTATAGTCTAAAACTGTCTGACAATTTAGCGACATAAAAAAGTTTGAATAGAATTCTTTAATTGTTTTAATTTTTTCTAAATTAGAAAGTATACGAATTCTATTCAAACTTTCAATATCAATATTGTCAATTGACGAATTGTCTATTTTTATTTTATTTCCAGTTGGTGAATATTCACCTGAAATAATAATATTGAATCTTTTATCTTTTTTAATTTCATAAGTCATATAGTTTATATACTACAAAATAGTAAAAATTTACAATATGATTATTGAGAATTATTTAAAGCTATAGCATTAGCTAACTTATCTTTAAAGGATGTAACAGCACCTTGACCGGTAGGAGATAGCTGCAATGTTGTCGAAAACTCTCCAGGACCAATGTTATGAGAAACTGATGTAACTGTGTATATACCATCTAAACTAGTATTTGTCCCAAAATCAATAAAAAGGGTTGTCCCTCTACTTATCATAGGCATACCTAACATCCCTACTGATACTGTATTAGGAAATACTACAACTTCTTCAAAACTAGTATCATAGCTTTGTCCATCGACTTGACCGTTTTGCAAACCACCGTATGCTTCTATCATTAAAACGTTAGCTAAATCACCGGAAGTATTTGCGCTAACTGATAAAGACTTAACAGTTGATGTACTAGCTCCGTATACCAAAGTAGGAACGTTTCTTTTTATGTACTCTTTCATTTCTCCAAAAGATAGTTTATCAATAAGCTCTCTTATGCTTTCTTCGTCTTTGTTTTTTCCAATTATTTGACTAGATGCAGATTTATTATTAATTGCACTTAATAAAGTTGCATCTTCAGGTGATGACACTGACTCTTCATCGTATACATGAATTCTAAGAATGGTTTTTTCAGTTAATCCATTTGACTCATTATTTTCTAGACCAATTCCGTTTTTAACGCCTTCCCATAAATTAGATACAAAACTTCCCTCTACAACATTTTGAATATCAATTGCAGGTACAGTTTCAAACACCATTGCTAAGTTAGGGGGAACAAATTTTGGTTCAGCTAGTCCTAGTCCATCTTTTTCATAATAAGATTTACATTTAGCTCGTATCTCCGTATCAATACTGTTTTTAAGTTTTGTTATGTGATCGTTATAAAGTTCTCTTATTCTAGGTTTGATATTATCGGGAGTGGCATTAAATGATGCCTCGCTATTCCCAGCTGTCAAATCAGTTCCGGAACGGATTGTTTTGTCAACGAGACTTTTAATCTGCTTATCTGTTTCATCACTCTCATTTAGCCCTTGCCCGTTTGTGTCTACAAGTATTTGTATCATAGACCAGAACTTTTGATCAGGTGTCTTGTTATCCTTAAGTCTTTCAATCTGTGACAAAGATGTTATTTCTGAAAATCCATAAGCAGGAAGTGCTCTATCTCTTATTAGTTTTCTTTCTAAGAGGTTTACAAACGTTTCAACTGTTATGTGAGAATTTTTATTAATTTGATCAATTAACATTTCCTCTACACGATTAAGTGGTATTGGTAAACTAGCTGTAGTATGACCTCTGGCTAGACCCGCATGGTGATTTAAAGGATAAAATATCATTTGTACTTCATCGTATGCGCATGTCGAAGCTAAAGGCCAACCTACAAATGACATTAAAAGTTTTCCTAGAGTCACAGGTTTATCGTCTTTTAAATTTGTGTACTTTTTATTACTGTTTCTAAATATTCTGTATTTATCTACAATAGAAGATCGATTGGCAGACTTATAATCAATAAGACCTATTACATCTGTATTTAAGTTTTTATGAAAAGAATACACAAAAGGAGTACTATAGTCTCTTCTAAGTCCAAAAATTTTTCCAAACATCGATCTAATTAAAGTTTCTTTATTTTCATCTTTATTCAATACAGTTCTTAGGGCATTTTCAGCAGCTAGATTACTATTGTCATCATCTACTTCCGGAGATAAAACAGCCTTAATAATATTTAAAAGTTCATCTTTTGACTTATCTTTTCCTAAATACTCACTTATAAACTTCCATTCTTCCCAAGTGACAATTGAATTTAAACTTCTAGCACTTCTTGCGTTTAATTTTAATTTTTGCCTAACCTCAGGAGGGTAATCTTTGTCTTGATTAATTTTTGAGTTAAGTTGAAAAACAGCAGTTTCAATTAAATCAGTCAAACTATTAATTGGTACAAACGGTCCGGCACCGCAATGAACTTTTTTATTCTCTCTAAAGCCGTAAGCAACAAGTTTAACAGTTATATCAACTGCACCTCCATCCCCAAAGCTATAATCAGATCCAACAACCTGGTAAATGTGTATGTCTTTAAGCCCGTCGAGATATTGTCCTATAATATTTTCACCACCTACTGTACCGTCAGGATGGTTCCAGCCAAATTCTATCTGTATCTTAGTTGTTGCAAATCTATCTGTTGCTAAAAGAGGTGCTAGATCCTTCATTCTAGATCGATCATGAAGTATTAATTTAAGACTTCCTGACTTTGAAGCAAAAAGTCCTGCTCCTGCTCCTGTAATACTAACATCAAAAGATTTGAGAGTCAAAAAAGGTGAGATGGGTTCGTATACAGGATTGTTTTGATTTTTTGCACCAAAAAGACTAGTTTCAATTGTCTGGTCAAAAGTACCTTCTCCGTTCATCCTATTAATATTTGCATTAGCCATTGTTTGCGGGCTAGTAAAAATATTCATATTAGATACTTTATTTTTTGTACCTGATTTAGAAGTTTGTTCGCCTATAATATCAGCTGTATTGTTTAGTGCTCCAATTCCATCATATGTTGTATATTCACCATTAGGGCCATTTTTAACAAACCTCATAAAAGAAACCTGATTTAATCTATCAATTTCTCCAAAGTCTGTGCTAATAATTTTTACATCTAAATAAGGAACACATCTAGACATTTCAATAGGTGGAATACCACCAAAAAATATAGGCAAATGTGACCCTTGACGGCCGTTGATGCCCACTCCATCTATGCGTATTGTTTGCGCTGTCAAAGAAGGTGTGGTAAGCCTATTTGGGACAGTAGGCCCTGGATTACCCGGGTCAACTCCTAATCCTGGGTAAATTACTCCTCCGTCGTCTTCCTCTACATTCAAACCAGTGTGTGATATTTCTTTTACTATTTCCCCGTTTGCATCTTTTATATCATTACCTTGATTATCTTTTTTATTTTGTCTGTTTATTTTTAAAATATTGACATAGGGTAATATTTTAGATATAGCATATGGTGCGCTTCCTTCACTTCCGCTTTGAGCAACTTCAACAACACAGTCTGAAAATCTTTCTACATTATTACTGATATCAAAAGAATCTGTTGAAAACCCTTTCCCTTCACCAAAAATTAAATGAAGATATTCACCCATATTGTCAATTTTTTCTGTACTATTTAGCTGAGAAGACCTAGTATAGTCTTGTATAAAATAACCACCTGTTGTCCTGTCAAATATTTTAGGAGCTATTTCTTTTTTAAATATTTGATCATTGTCGTATTGACCTGCAACACTAGCGGCTTCTGCAAGATATTCTAGTTGCTCTGCTACGTTAAGATTGTCATTAAAAAGTAAAAAGTCATTCTTAGAAAGGCCTAAAAGATAACCTTCAAATTCTCTAACGATATTGTTAAAATTTTCATTAACAACATTATAATTGGATATTTTATCATATTTGCTCAAACTATTACTCCAAATATTGACGATAAATTATTAGGAATTCTTAAAATTGTACCCGGTGGTACTTGCAAAGCATAACCAATTCCACTGGCTGCAGCAATTACCCACCAGTATGAAGAATCCTGATAATAAACACCAGCAAGCTGATCTAATCTTTCACCTACTTCTAAAGTTTTAGTACTATAGTCTATTAATCCATTTTCGACAGCCTTAAATATCTTATAAGAAGCTTTTGAATTTGTTATGTAAGACCGGCCTAGTAAGTCTTTGTTCCTATTTGAAAAACTATATCTTGAAAATGACATTATGACCTCCTTATTTTAAGCCTTGTCGACTTTCCTTTTTTGAAACTAAATTCCGCCCCTTTTCCATTATCACTATATGGATCTCCTGATATATTTTTCATTACTTCTCCTACATTATAAAGCGGAGCTCTATTGTAGCCGCTATGGTCTAGACCTGGAGGTATGTCGTGAATAACATCAAAATTAAAAGTGATCTTGCACCCCATGGGAGCACGTGCATTAAAGTCAGTCTCCCATGGGTAATCCAACCAATTAAAATTAATTCCATTGATCACACCTGCTAGACCTCGGCCAGCTGTGGTTTCATATGCTCTAGTAAATGGATTAATTCCAGGCTCCATAAAAAGACTAGTATTAGAAGCATAAAGCAATGTGCTTATCGCATCAATTGACTCAGAAGGCAAACCCATGCTCAAAGCAGCATCGTCAAAAACTGATGTTAATGCATCGCCTATTGAACCAACTGGGTCTGTTGCATACAGTGTCAACCCCATAATACTTGAAGAAAATAAAGCTGAGGGGTCTGGTAAAATATCAGGATGAACTACGTTTAAATGTTTTCCAAATAAATCTTGAGGTGCACTAAGATCAACTACTTTTACTTTATAACCTCTTTTGCCGCCAGGCATTCCTTCTAATCCTAAACCCGAATCAACAACACGAACGTTCAATCTTCTAGCTATCAAATATGTCTTTTTTGTGTCAGGAGAAAAATAACCGTTATTAGTGTTAGGTTTTAGTATCATCATTTTTAAAAGACCTGCACTTTGATTATCGTCGTTGCTAAATATACTTAGACCATCACTTAATCCTGTATCGGGGAACAGCGAAGACATGTTTGATATCACATCATTTGCTTTTTCCCTTGTTTTACCTAACTTGCTAGAACGTTCCCAATTGTGATCCGGATCTCTAAGTTGTCTAATAATATTGTCGACAGCAAGTGGATTTGCAAAACCGTTAATTAAAAAACCAGAAAGTGCTTTGAGCGCTACATCTCGCCCTAAGTTTTTAACAATTCTCTTAAAATTACTTTTAGGCATAGGAATAGAATTAAAAATAAGGTCACCTATTGACATAGGGCTTCCAAAAACTGCTAACCAAAGTTTTAATGCAACGTCTTGAACGAGGTTCAAGACGTTTCCTACTTGACCGTCTGATATTGAACCAATAGCACCAGCAATACTGGATGACCCTCCACTTTCTAAACTAGGATTTGCCTTAACACTTGCGTCACCAATTCCAAAAGTCCTGGCCAAAGCAAACCTAGAGTAGTTTGATTTAATAATGTCCCCTACTCTCATTCTAACAATAGGTGAAGCGCCTATGACTTGACTAAACGGCTGATAAAACTTAGAAACACCATCAGTACTTACCATGGATCCGGGTGTCCATTGTGGATACAACATTGTTGTTAACTTATTAATCTTGTACCACATCGAGTCAAAATCTTCTCTATTTGTTGCCATAAGAATAAAACCAACTGCAACTGTTCTTTTTGTATTGTTGTATATTTTGACTTCGTCTAGACGTCCATAACCTGAGACCCCGTTGTGGTTTGATGCAATATTATCAGTTAAGTTTGTTAAAAAGGCATTAAATGATATTATTTCATTTGTTCTTAAGTCCTGTATATAGAAAGGAACATACTCGGCTTCTAAATCATCTTCTAAGCTTTTAACAACTTCTTTTGGAATCCTATTGTAGCTACCATCAACATCTAAACCAAAGTATGTTTTATCCACAAGGGAACTACCTAACATTCCTCTTGCTGGGTTTACTCCTTTATAAAGATTGTTTAGTTTAGTTGCTGCCCTAATAACATTCGCAGGCAAAATATACATGGAAGGTGATGCATCTTGATTCCAAGAAAGCTCAGATGCATATCGTCCTTCCCCTCTTGGATATCTTCCCATACCTGCAGCCCACTCCTTCCCAGCACCTAGTTTTTCTGCACTCCTTTTATTTCCTTCTAGTGAACTTCCCGGTATCGGAATGTCTATTTTTTCCCCATCGGTCGCAGACAAACTAATGTCACCAATTGCTGCCATGGTGTTATAAAATTGAATAAATTTGTTAGATTCAATAATATCTTTATAGATTAAAAATAGCTGATTTTCATCACTTATCCCAAAAGATTCGTCAGTGTATTTTGATATAATTTGATCAAAAGATTTTAAAATCGATCTAGACACTGCTAGCCAAAACCCTGAACTTTGAACTATGTTCTTATCTTTATTAGTTGTTCTAAAAGAACCTGCACGAGGAGACACCGGTAAGTTATTTAACTCATTTGAAAATATTACCTCTAGTCCTCTGTCAACAGCATCTCCGTATGGGTATATTGTATTTGTTAATAGGTTTGATAGAATTTCATTACTTATTTTAACAGAAGATGTATATCTTGATTTTCCTAACATGTAAGTACCAACGTCTACACTTGCATTTTTTGTAATAATACTTTCAGCTTCAGCTTCTAAGCTATTTCTGTCCTGAATTCTTAGTTTTTCTAGAAAACTATTAAAAAAGTCAGATGCTATTTTTTTAAGTGCATACATTGATGCAGCTGCTTCAATATTTAAAAGATCTGATCCTTTTCCTTGAAAGTTCATTTCTGTATTATAAGTTGTCCCGTAACTTTTACTATTTTTTGCGTTGGGATCTTTAATAAAGTAATCACCTCTTCCGTCCCTAACCGATATGTCGTTTTTGTTAGGAAATCCTTTTGCATTTTTTGCTCTAAGATCATCTATGTCTAGTGAGTTAAATCCTGTATTACCAGATGCCAATCTAGACCCTTTTTCAAGTTCTTCACTAAAACCTGACGTGCTTAACAAAAGAGACTTTCCTATCTCTTTAAGATCATTAAAAGTTACTAAATTTTCATCTTTATTATAGTTTCCAAATTCATTTTGAACGTTTAGTTTTAGCTCATCATCAAAGTTTTGTGAGTTTGCAGGTAGTTCAGCAAAAGCATTCTTGCTATTGTTACCTACATTAGAAAATCTATTGTTTTTTAAAAAAACTTTATTTATTTCTTGTACGACGTTACTTGCATCGCCTTCTGGGTCAGATAAAGTTTTACCAGAATTATCTAAAGGTTTTCCTTCAACATCTTTAAGAATATTATGATTGTTTGGACTACCTGTTTTTTCTACAATTCTAGATAAATCTCCTCCTGCATTTGTTATATATCCACTGTTGCTATATTCATTAAGATGACTTTTTAGATTTGTGCCCTGCTCAATAAATACTTTTTCTGCACCTTGATTATCAGCTATATCTAGACTGTCCCCTCTTTTTAAAGAAGTACCCTCAGAGTTACCAGGTTTAATTTGAAATGAATTGTTTTCTTCCTTGGTAAGAAAACTTAGGTAATCACCTAAAAGTCCACTGTTTTCATTTAGAAGATCTAAAAGTGCGTCACCCGTATTAGGATCTATACCTAACCCATTTTTACTGTCTTCTCTTATGTAAGATATAGAATCTGCTGTGGATCCTCGCTTGTTTAAAAAATCTTTAAGGGTTTCTCTAGCCATGTTTATCCTTTAAGTAGTCTTCAATCATATTAGCAAAATTTTTAATTTTTTGATCATCAGAGAGTATATCACCTTGAAGCTTTTCAATTAGAGAAAGACTAGAAAATATATTTTCTAATTTATTTTCAATAATTTTTTTTTGTTCAACATCCAAACTATTAATATTATATTTTTTACATATCTCAATAAGTATTTTTTCTTTCATTTTTTATCCTCCTGCAACTACCAAAGATTGCCCGGCTGAATTTGTTACTCCAGGTCTAGTTATAATATTCAGCATTGATGATCCTAGTTGCTGACCGTCTAAATTTACGTTAACAGTTTGTGTACTAGGCTGTTTCATTTGTGTTACTAACTGGGTTAGACCAACAGTTAATTGACCGGTTTGTTGACTGGTTTGTCGCATTAATTCTGCCGCAGGATTAAAACCAGAAACAATAGCGTCGTTAATCGCGGTGGTGTCAACTTCGTATTGAACAGTTACAGGAGGCGTGGTCACATTACTATACCAATTAGCAGCTTCCGTCGACTGTCCTAATGCGCTAGTTATTAAATTTACACCTTTAGCTGACGTGTCTGCAATACCTTGAATTGTTGATGATGTAGCGTTTCCTAACATTTTAGCACCATCAACAATAACACCATTATACCCAGAAAGCATTGATTTATAGGCTTCAATATTTTCTGATCCTGCCAGGTTGACTTTTTGAAAATTTGCAGCTACTTCTCCTGATAGTGTTACGCTATTGCTAAGCTCTCTTACCATTTCTGAAGAAGCTGCAGCCATTTGAACAGCGCGTTCTGTATCAATAGATCTAAGGGCTTCGTTACCTGTTTCAGCAAATTTTTTGATTGCAACTGTCATTCCGTCTAAGTTTTCAGCCTGTGCTGCTGCTGCTGCAATTCCTTCTTGACCAATTTCGTCAAAAGCACTGTCTTCTTTTAAAAACATTTTTACTTCTTCTACAGAACTCATACCAAGTTGCGATTTAAGCATTCTTAGTCTGGCATTTGACATGTTTTCTACGTCTACACCTGATGCAAGAATATCTTCCCTTATTCTATATAGAAACTCCTCTTGATCTTCATTTGCCAAATAAGTCATTTCCATTGCATCCATTTGAATACCAAACATCGCAGATAAGTCACCCATTTTTTTTGCAGCACTATCAAAATCCATAAATTGACCGGTCATTGCTTTAAAAGACTGAAAAGATGTGCCTAGCATACTTAAAGAAGCAGCAATTCGGCCGGCTGCGTCTTCACCAATATCACCAAATAGTTCTGTATCTTGTTTTATCTCAATAATACTATTTTTAAGAGTTTGAAGTGGCAAACCTGTTGCAGTTGCCAACGCATCAGCTGTCGCTGTTATTTTTTCAATAACATCTGTGCTAGCTTCTCCTGTAAATGCAAATTGCTTTTCTGTCAATTCTTTAAGTACTTTTATATCAGTACCTGTTGCTCGTGCTAGTGCGACCATTCTAACCCTTTCAGTCTTAGTTAGTTCATCGCTCATTATTGCAAATCCTTCAGCAATTCCTTTATTGAGCTGACCTACCATGTCATAAGCATCTCGCATATCTTCTTCTGTCGGGAAAAGAGATTTAAATGCGTTTTTTATATCACCGCTATTAGACTTAAAAGTAATTGCAGAATCGCCAATTCCAGCAAAAGCTTTTTGAAAGTCTTGCGTTGTTTCAAAAGCTGTGGCAGAAAATGCATTCATTTCTTCGCCACTTATAAACATTTCTCTTGTAATTCCTCCAATTGATTCATTAAGTTTAGTATAGGGATCCAACATATGATTCATATTTTTGGCAATTTCTGCTTGGCTGTTGTAAGTTTCTTCTGCTAGTGTTGTTACTCCTTTCATAATACTTCGGGCAATTCGTCCCGTTTGACCATCAACAGTACTAAGCGCTGTTATCAAACTTACTGCTCCAACTCCAAGATACTTTGCACTGTCGCCGGCTTTTTCAGTCTCATCACTTAATCTTGACATGCTTTTTGTAGCATCATCTGCACTATTGCTTAAATCACCTAATTGGTCGCTAATAATGTCTTGCGCGCTTTGAGAAGTTTGACTCTGTGATGTATCCTGGTTATTTGGTGTGTTTGGTGGCATCAATCACTCCTTTGATAATAATAATAAGTATGCACAAAATTATTTTTTTAACTTATCATTGATTTGTTGTTCAAACATTGCCAAATTATTTAAATTGTCGTTACTGTGACTAGCATCTTTGTTATATCTTTTTTCAATTGCTTCATTTTTCTCTTTAAAATGCCTCGCAACTCTGTCTAAAAACCAATGGCGATATCGTATTGGTAATCTTTTGACCTCTGAATAAGACATGTTGAGGTGCATCTGGAGCAGAAAAAATTCTTCTAGTATTTTTTCGCGCCAGCTATGTACTGGGCCAAAAAAACTCTGTAGATATTGGTATGCCTAACTCATTATTATGAGTGCAAGAATTGCAAACATATTTCCAAGTCATATCTATCCCCGGCTCCTGATTTATTATATGAAGTCTTAGTTTTCTAGAATCCATAGCAGGCATGTGTTTTATAAAATGCGATATTTTATTTTTATCGGTAATATTGTCAATTGATAATATTGATTGTTCCAAAAAGGAAGTAACGTTATTATCTAAATTAATACCCATGCTTTTCATTCTTTGCTTTTTAATTTTTTCTTCTTTTTCATCATATCCGGTTAAAAATTTAAAAATAACTTCTTTTCCTGAGACAGGTAACAGAAATTTAAACTTATTTTCTCCTTTGACGATTGGCTCTTCTTTTAATCGATTAATAGCTAACTCGTTTAGCTGGACGTCAACTTCATTTTGAGCTCCACAGTTTGCGCATGAATGCAAAACAGGGTATCTAGAGCCGTAACCTGTAATTCTCATCGATATCATAAGTGCATTTTTATCACCTGATATCATTTCATCAACATCAACATTGTCTTCTACGATACAAGACTGAATTGCACGTGCTACTGATGTACCTTCTTTAATAAAAGCCTGACTAGACAGTATGTCTTCTTCTAGCGCTGTCATTGCTTTTATGCTAATAGACTCTTTATTACATAACTTGCTGTCCGGGTGGTATACAACGCCTCTAGAAGGCAAAGGTACTGTCTCAAATGGTACCTCCCAACCAAAATCATCTTTTAAAATATTACTAGTAGGCATGTTTTTGTTTTGCATATGTATGTCTCTCCTAAATAAAAAATCCTCTATAACAATACAGAGGATTTATAACAAAGTAAACAATTTTTATTTAAATCAAGGCTTAGAATTGCAATACACAATTATCAACTTCTAATGATAGATCGATTGATAACATATTTCCACTACCGTAACTAAGTGTTCCAAAATTAGCGCTCGTAATGATTGCGCCTTTAATATCCCACAATTCAATAACTGTACCAATAGGATCTAAAAGCTTAAGTTGAAGATCTCTTTTGTAAAAATCTGCATATCCGGCTCTTCCTGAAACAGACTCATAGTGAGTTCTGATCCATTCCATTACTTGCTGTGCACCTGAAGGTGCAATCGGATCATGAAGCTTAACTGATATTCCGCCAAACTTAACCTTACCTTTAGAAACAACTCTATAGCTATTAATAAAAGGGATTTCATCTTTGTCAATTGATATGTCAGGTCTTTTTGTATCAGATATTAAAAATGAATCAATACCTTCAATTGCTAAAACCCATCTATAATCTCTTTTCGGTTCAAACTTATTTGGTAGTAAGTCTGTTACTGAAAGTGTTTCTGCCATAATAGTCTCCTGTTTTTATATAAATATATATATGGTATTAAATATTTGCACCAGCATTTGTAACAACAAAATCTAGTGAAACAAACTCAATTGAACGTGTAGGCTGCAAATAAACTTTTCCACGTATTGTATTATTTTCAACATCTGCTTGAGTTGTAGTCGTTGTGTCAATAATGACTTTGTATCTGTCAACACCGTTTTGTTCTTGAACTCTTTGTAAAATAGGGTTAACCAATGAATTAAATTTATCTAATGTTTCTTCCCTGTTAGGTTCGAACAAAAGACTGTTTGCAACACTTCTAACTTTTCTACGAACATCAATTAAAAGCCTACGAACATTAATTCTGTCTAATGCTGAATTAGACGCCAGCAAAGTTTTTTGTCCCCATATAGTCACACCGGTATTAGGAAATTCTGTAATAGGATTGATGTCTGCGCCATACAAGTCATCTAAGTTAGTTCTATTAAGTTTAACAGAAGGTAATTCGACGCTATTTAAAGCACCTCTTGCATAACCTGCCGGTGCAAACCAAGGGTGAGAAACCTTATCATTAAATGAGTATGCACCTAACACTGCAACTGATGGAGGAACTTGTACTAATGTTTTTGTTGTTGGATCTGTAACAATAACATCCGGAAAATACGCTGCAGCAAATGACGAATTAAGGGATCTTCCACTTAAGTTAACAACTGTATTTTGAACATTTGGCTTTTGCACAGAAGAAGTTATAACATTATTTAATTGATCTACTTCTTCGATATCCATAATATACATAGCATCAAATCTATCTTCTACTTTTTGAATTGCATAATCAGTAATTGACGGGTGTCTAATTCCAGGTAATGCTAGTAATTGAATATCTACATCTGTTTTTGATGCCATTAAGTCGATAGCTTTTCTATATGCCGCAATTGTACTTTGTTGAGTGGCTGTAGATTGTGACTCAATATATTCTCTTCTTGCTGCTATATTTGTCAGGTTTTTCTTTTCTCTATTGAAAATATTAACACCGTTAAACCCACCTTGGAGAATCATGGTAAATTTAGCAAACTTAGTATTAGCAACTTTACCTAAATCGCTTTCTTCAAATGCCCTTGTTTTGTTTGTACTGGATGGTGTAATATTGCCATCTCTAACATAAGAAGCACTTAGCCATTGATCCGGATCCGCGAGGCCATCTGAGCCGGTACGAACTTGTATATTTTCTAAAGAAAACTTATTTTTATTAAATAAATCACTGTCTAGAATGCTACCGGCTACGTTTGCTGTACCTGCATTATTACCAACTGAAAAATTAAGCGTGTTAATTCTATTATTTGGAAAATGCTTAGTAAATGCATCAAAACTATTGTCAAAAAGACTAGTCAAATTAGGTTGCGCCGGGTTTGTTTTACGCATAGTTTGCACGCCCCAGTAATATCTAGAATCAGACTTTTTAAGCAAACCAGTACCAATAGCAACACTTTCCCTATAAGGAATCGGCGGTTCAATTATTCTTTTAGTAATGTCTGTATTACTTAAATTACTACCCGGGTCTACTGTTGCCAACAAAGAACCACTAGTAACTAAATGATTAGGACCTCTAAACCCAAAAGGTAACGAGGTTTTAGGAATCGACGCGTCTTCTAGTGCTAGGGTCGTTTCGATTCTAATATATCTAGATCTAACTGGATGATTCCCTTCAACAATAATTTTTTGTGATGTTTCGGCAACATCAAAATTATATCTTATGTTTTGATCACCAATAACCCTGGCAATATAACGATCAGACCCGGGGTCAAGACTTAAACCTCTAAAACTTTCCAAAACAACTGGATAAGGATCTGTATCATAAAAGTCTCTAATAACTAAATCAAAAGTACCGTACAAGTCAGAAGTTGATGTTGATTTTTTAATATTTTCAATTGATATCTTATATCTATTAGATATACCTTCGCCATCTGACAGCGCATGAATTTTAAACAAGTTATGAGGAGCATTACCAAAATTTTGAGATATTACAAAAGGAGAAGATGCATGCGTATATCTGTATTCAAAATCTTCATAGTCAACTTCTGTGCTCGAGCTAGCTGATCCTCTTCCTGCTGACGATGTTAATAAAAATATAGCGTCTTCTAAGTTTCCACTCACACCACTAGCTTCAACAACTCCACTTCCTGTGACTGTTGCCATATCTGGGTATATGTCGTATGATGCATAAAGATAGTGACCTTCTTCTTCTATCTTAAGCGGATCTGTGTTAAATACGTTTTTAAAATAATTTGGTGCTGTCATATCTAAAGATGCAGTTAATACTGTCGTCTTTCCAGTATCAGAATTGGAATAACCATTCATCATCATTACAAATTCTTGGCTGCTTATATTAATCGATCCAGTAAGCGAACCTTTTTGGCCGGCCAGGGTGCTTCCGTTAGTTGCAGTTTGCGACTTACTTGGTGCAGATGTATCTGCCATATTATTACCAGACAAATGAAGAACTACGCCACTAGGTGCTAAGATTACCCCTCTAAGAATAGAAACTGAATTAGGCCCTGTTTGTATGCCCGGATCAGAAAAAATAGTACTTCCTGCAGATTCTGACATAAAGCTTCCTAAAAAGTAAGTTCTACCTTCAACAGAGCCGGCTCCTGTATTGGCGTAAGGATTGTCACCTGCATAACCATTATTTTGAATTATTCTATCACCCACAACAAAACCTGCATTTGTTACTTTACCTGTTGTTGCATTTTTTTGTTTTCCGTTGCCTATTCCTAGGACTTTCATATAGGTAACTGACTGAGCATTTGTCAACCATTGACTTACAGCAATTGGCCCGAATTTTTCACCATCTGATGCCCCAAATGTTGTTACAAAATCATTAAAATTTGCAAATGTCAAAGGGATAAAAGCTGGACCTTCTAAAGAAGTTCCAATAATTCCAGCTGGTATACCGACAGGCCTAGAAGATCTTGTTTGTGATAAATCAATTTCTCTAGTACTGATACCCGGTGATTTAAATGTTAATTCTGCCATAATAGTTTACTCCATTTGTATGCGTTATTCAAAGCTAACACCTGCGTTAGTAATTATAAAGTCAATAGAGATAAATTCTGCTACTCTTGTAGGGACTAAAATAATTCTTCCGTTAAGCTTGTTTTCTTCAATATCCAACTCAGAATTGTTAGACGTATCCATAACAATTTTAAATTGATCAATACCTTGTTGCGATTGAATTGCGCCTAGTAAAGGTGTTGCTTTAGCAACAAATCTTGCGCGTGTTTGCGGCGTATTGTTTTCAAAAATTAATTTGTTAGCAATATCAGATATGACTCTTTTTACTTCTAAAAGCATTCTTCTTACGTTAACTCTGTCCAGTGATGATCGATCTTGTTGCAATGTTTTTTGGCCAAAAATAACAAAACCGCCGTCTGGAAAGTTTGCGATAGGATTAATTCTAGATTCATAAAGAATATTTCTATCTTCGGCGTTTAGCCTTACTTTTGAATTAATAACATCATTTAACGCACCCCTATTAAATCCTGCAGGTGCAAACCAAGGATATGCAATTGAATCATTATATCCTAGAGCTTTTAATGCTGCAATTGAAGAAGGAACTGTTTGACTAGTTCTATTAATATTATCATTCATAACAACATCAGGAAAATAAGTTGCTACATAATTGTTGTCAATTGCTCTAGCATTAAAAGAATCAACAGTTTCTTGAACGCTAGGTAATGTTAGTGTATCGTGTATTCTGTTACCTGAATCGTCATATGATGGAATATCCATTAAGTAAATTGCATGACTGTAATCTCTGACAGCATCTGATAGATAATCAGTAACAAAAGGTTCTTTGATTCCAGGAACTGCAACGATATTAACACGCGATGCAAATGGATCAGTAATGATTTTGGCAGCTGTTCTATAAGCACTAATAATATTATTATCTTTTCCACTACCTGGGCTTGAATCTTCATGCAAGTTTTCGTGTGTAAATTCTCCATTTGATAAATTTGCTTTTCCTAAAGCGTCCATAGAGCTAGCTCTGTCATTCATTAATCTGTTATCTTTGTCAAGAATATTTAAGCCATCAAATCCACCATAAAGAATATTTGTAAACTTATTATAATCAATAAATCTATTAAAATATTTTTCAGATCTTGCAGCAGCCAACGTTGCTAATGTTACACGCTGTATTGATCCTACATCATCTGTGATTGTATAATTTTTTGTTTCTAAAATACCGTTTCTAATATAAGCTGCTTCTTTAATATGAAGATCTGCAGATCCTGTGATAGTGCTTGAAATAGAGTCTTCGATTGTTGAGCTAGTTGCAATCTGATTGTAAAAAGCTACCTTTGCTAATGTAAACTTATTATTGTTAAAAGTATCTGCTGCTGAACCGGTGGTTAAACCATCTAATTTTTGTATTCCTAAGAATTTTCCATAACTTTTTACCAATTCACTTTTTGCTGAAGAAGCATTTGGTTGAGTTGTTGCGTTTCCTATTGTACCTGTCAAGGGTAAGGTTTCAGTTTGAACTCCCCAGAAGTATCTTTTGTCTGCTAGTTCTAATCCACCCGGCTGACCGGTAAATGATGGAGAACTATTAATAGCACCTCTAGTTGTTTTAAAGCGCATAGGCACAGGTGGTACAATTGATCCTGTGAGTCCGTAAGTATCGTCACTAGATATAACATATCCTAGCCTGGGTGAATCTGTCCCGGAAATAGAATCTGTTAGATTATCATTTAATTTTGGAACAGGAATTCCTCTAAAACCAAAAGGCAATGAATCTTCAGGTACGATTCTATCTTCAACATTTGCATTCATTACAACCCTAACATATCTTGAGCGATTTGGCCTCTTCCCTCCAATATTTAATCTTCTTTCAGACTCTTGAGCTGCATCAAAGTTATAATAGACTTTAAAGTCGCCTATTTTATTTGCAATATAATTTTCGTCTCTAGGGTCTAATGAGCATTGCGAATATTGCTCCAAAACTTTAATATTTGTATCAGTATCATTATAATCTCTTACTAAAACAGTAAAAGTACCGTATTTATTTTTGGGGTTTGTAGATCTTTTAATATCAGATATTGATACTTTTACGCGAGTATTACCAATTTCACCATCATCAAGAGACTCAAAGTAAAATAAGTCATATTCTTTTGTTCCAAAAGGCTGAGAAATAAAAGGTGTTGTTTTTGCAGTTTGATATCTGGTGTCAAATCTTCCAAATGTGTCTCTAAAATTAATCCCTGCACCGCTATTGTTATCACTACCAGAAACTATACCTACAGTTGGGTTAGATACATGATATGTGACTTTGGCAATTTCTGAAGGAATTTCAAGTTTGCATATAATAAGTGTTGTTCAGAATGAAAGAGGTCCGGGTTGGTGTTTAAAAACTTTCCTATGTAGTGTTTACTAGAAGGATCCAGTGATGCAGTATAGATTTTTATCCCCGGGGTACCTTCGTCATTTGAAAATGAACTCCCTAAAGCACTCGATAGTACAAGCTTAAAAGTACCTTCATCACTACCACCGTTATAATTTTTGATAGTTGCGCTATCTGTACTGTTACCTGCTGAAAAAGTTTGATTATGATTTAACACATATGCTTGCGAACCGGATGCCATAAATAACATTGCACGTGCAATCTTAATCTCTGACGATGTATCATATGCATCGCTATCAGTAAAGAGCGGATAGCCTGCAGATTCATTTTCATTAATGTCATGAGCTGCCACTAAAAATTGAACCGATCCTTTGTGACACCTATCTTCCGATGCTGTACCTTTTACAATAAATCCTGCATTTGGAACCGTTCCGTTAGCCTCAGTAGTTTCAATATGTGCAGCAGTAGAAGTCGCACCTGCACCTAAAACTCTTACATAGGTCACAGACGATCTATTTTTAAGCCATTCTCTTACTGCAAATGGACCAAAATAATCTTTTGTTAACGTTCCAAATTTTCTCTCAAAATCAATAAATGATCCAACAGTGACAGGTACGAATGCCGGCCCTTGTGTTGCAGTTCCAATTATGCCTGCAGGGACACCATCAATTTCTACCGCTCTCTGGGTTAAATCAACTTCTCTTTCGAAAAAACCCGGAGACCTAAATGTTTGTTCTGCCATCGATCTCTCCTTTATTACTTGTATAAGTATTCATAATTAGTTTAATTGTCTTAGGTAATTATTCGAATTGACTGTCAATTTCTTTTATAATTTTTCCTGATAATACAGATTCACCTGTTCTAGTGTTTGACGATTTTATCTTTACAATCTCGTTTGTACCTTTTTGAGAAAAAGGATTAGTTATATATTCAGAAATATTTTCTGTTGTTTCTCCTCTCTGCAGAATTAATTCATTTACATTTGTTAAATCTGTTAAAGCATTTTTAATAATTTTATCATTTGTATTTTCTGGTTGATAGTTTGTGACAACGGGTGACGCATTATCATAGTATGAAAAATCAATAAAAGGAGCAGAATAAAAACTTCTTAACTGGTTTGGATTACCCGGTAATCCTGGATTAATTAAATAACCAGGAATTGTAATATCAAAAGAATACTTAATTATTCTTTCATCATCTGTCATACTGTCAAAATTATTTTCAAAATTTAAATTATCACCTAAAAAAGCAACTAGTTCAAATCCTTCTCTTGTTTTAATTGCAAACTCACCACCAGGAACGTCTATATTATTGAATAGATATTCAACCATTTGATTGGCTTGTGACATATATTGTGCCCAAAATACAACATTATAAGTAGAGGTAAAAAAATACGGATAAGGAACTTGAATAATTTCAAATATATTTGTCTCAATATCGCTTTTTAAATTAACTGTTGCGTTTCTAGAAAACTTTAGATTATTTTTTTCTCTTCTTGAAGCAACAGTACCTTCAACTGAATTTAAAGATGTACTAGTGTTTTGAAAATGACTTTTATCGTGTACATTATCTTGATTTTGAATTCCTGCTTTATTTATTAAGTTTTGAAAACTTCTATCTTTTTTTGACAGTCTATACTTTATTGTGTAATTTGGTTGTGCCCTAAAAGATATTGCTGTACCTTTACCTCCTTGGCTAGGGCCAATATCAAAGTTTTGTCTTTGTATACTTATAAGTGGTAAAATGTTTGTGTTGTTTCGATCTCTTACCGGTCTTTTTCTCCTAGTCAAGGCAAATCTTTCACCTGTTGCAAATATAACTGGGACTTTATTTGAAACACCGTTTGAACTAGTTTCAAAATTTAAAACCTTGTCAAATAAATCAAACATCGCGCGGTCAACATCTTCAATACCAATTGATGGAAAGTTAAAATCTTCAGGTACATTATCCCCATTAAACTTTTTAATTATTAATTTTTTTTGTGGATTTTTTTTATTAGACATTAATCATCTCCATAAAATGATGACCCGGCACCGGTGTCATCACCTAAGGGTGAAACTTCCTTAGGCCCTGTAATAGGAGCATCAAGTACTCCGTTTTTTTGTAGATCTCTAACATCAGCAGTTTCACCTAATTTATTTTTCTTAGCCCCTCGTTGTTGAACAAAAGTTTCTTGAATGGCGTCTGCATCAGAATAGTCCTCAGAAGTAGGCCCAAAGACTTTGGCAAGAAACTGTTCTTTGCGGGATTGACGTCCGGTAATTGTTACAAAGCGCTTATGTTCAATTTGGCCAAAAATAGTATTTGTCAAAGGTGCTTTAATAACTTCAAAAAAAGTATTTCCATAAGAAAAGAAGTCACCTTCTAGTATTTCTATTCCCTTATCTAGTAAATCGCGTGATTGTATATAAGCTTCAATTGAATAATATTCTTCTGAACCAAAACGGTTTGTTCTTATTTCTTGTGCGCTATATTGTACTAAACAATCTAATTCAATAGGCGTTTCAAAAACTTTGTCATTGCTTTCTTCGTATACATCGTGAACTTTTGACTTAATTTCTGATATTTGAAACAAATAAATTTTTTGCCCAACAACATCTTTAATAACTTCTTTTGCAATATCGTTAATAAAGTTCATTTCTCTTGGTGTGATAAAAAGTCTAGCCATAATAATTATCCATAAAAAATTGCTTTACCATTTGGTATAGGTATATACTTTAGTTGTTTTTGAATTAATTCTGATCTTGTCGATTGCGTTTCCATTAACTTATCATACGTCATCGACTCCAACATTTCTCTTAATTTTTCTTTAAGTCCATCCCTGTCTGTCCTACCGTTACTAATTAAATCAGAACCGTTTAGAGAGACTTCTGCGTTAGGTACAGGAATACTTCCAAACTTACTCCTAATATAACCTAACTGCTCCATTGAAATGGCTAGAGTATAACTTCTGATCCACTGACGCCCTATACTATTAATTCTATTGTATTTGACATTTCCAAAAGGAAGATTGCTCATATTTGATACGCCGTGCACGGTTGCATCAGTATATGAAGGGGAAAGTGGGTCTGGATATTGTCGAACTCTTAAAAATAGCTTTGTTTCGGTTGTTGGTAGTGGGTATATTCTAAAATTTGTACCATTAATCTTGTAAGAGTAATTTGACCGTCTAACTCTATTGGACAGGTCAAGTTGCCCACCTCTAAGTATATCTTCATATACAGGAAGAATATAAAAGACTGTCTCAGGAGTAAAAGATTCAAAAGAAAATTCATTATTTAAATAATTGATTGCACTAGTAGTGTCAAAAAACCTGTAAGCAGCTTGCGGGTTGTAATGAAAAACTTCTTCAATTTTAATTTTACCTTTTGTGTCATCAAAAAGAAGACCGTTCGCCCCGCTTAATTCAGTATAAATATTATAGTCTTGACGTCCTATTTCTAATTGAATTGAACCTGATAGAGAATTGTATGATCCACCAATTCCTGCTTCCATTGCGTATGGCTCTGCAAATCTTCCTAAAAATTCTAAATTTTCTCTTATGAATTTTTCTTCACTTCCGGTCATGCTCCCAGTGGCGTAACCTAAAAAGTTTACCAGTTGAGACTTGGCTTGGTATTGATTTAATATTGAACTATATTCTAAGGTTGCTTCTTCGAAGTTACCCCAAATTTGTTTTTTTGTAAGTTCTACAGAAAGAATATCGTCACCTAGCTTGCGCTTAACAAAAGTAACGATATTATCAGCATCAGAAATAAATTCTGTTTCGCTATCATATATTCCAAAAGGAGTCGGACTAGATGTATTTTCAAAATTTGCCACGCTTTTACCTCATATCTTTATTTATAACTAGGCTAAAAACTCAACAAATACTTTACTAATAATTTAAATTTATTTTTAATTACAAGCCCATTCTTTGACATGCAGAAATAACTCTTTGAGCGCAATAATCAGCATATTGTGGACATCCGTAGTCTTCACACATTTCTTGAGTCATCATTTGAACTCGCATGGGATCACATCTTCCTGCATGGATACAGCTCATAATGCAATTTTGAATAACCTGTGCTGTAGTTTCATACTCAGGTGAATCTGGATGTGGTGCGCCACCCATTCCCATTTCTGATATCATATTTTTTGCCTCAGCAATAATCATTTTTCTTAATTTGTTTCTGTTGATTTTTTTACTCATATACTCTCCTAAAGCTTCTTTTATATATATATCTTATTTTTTATATTTTCTATCAGACTTAAGTAAATCTTTTTCATGCCCTTTTACACCGTGAGACTCATGAGCTTCTCCTAAGTCATCACTATCTTTTACTTTTTCTAACAAAATGGCAGGAATATCAGTTTCAATTCCACTTTTAGGCCATTCTACGTCATATATTTCGATTATGCCATCTTTGTTTAGGCTATGCCAAAGTACTTTACCTACTTCGCTAATAGCGGAATCCTTCCGCTTAACATGCGTCAGTCATGTATGGCCGATAATATCGTCAGCAGCCTTATCTCTTTTACTAATATGGTCTAATCCGTATGTATAACCTTGCTCTTTACTAGCATATGAAAGTCTGGCTAGCTCCTTCAATATTATACGCCTTAACTGATTTTTTGTTATTTTCATCTTGTAAATTTTTTTTTAAAATAAACTAAGCAATCTTTTATTTGATTAAATAAAATAATTGTATTAAAATATATTAAAAAGAGAACCAAGATAATTTCAAATAACCCGATCTTAATTCTCTTTTTAGGCATTCTTTAGATATATCTAGCAATCTTAGGATTAAACTTTAACAATCCTGCTCTAAGTGCTTTATCCTGGGCAACGACTGCTTTTTGTGGATGATCATGTTTTTCTAACTTAAGTGTCAAACCTTCTACTAGTTTTCTAAGATCAGCAACTTCTTTTAATAATCTTTTATTTTCTTCTTTGAGTACTGCAACTTCTTTTTCAACTAGACTAGTCTTGTCAAGTGTTGCAGGTGATTTTTTAGTTTGTGCCATTTTTTCTCCTTTTGCATAGAATAAGCATATATAAATATATGCAAAACTATTAAAGTTAACAAAATTTTGGAGTATCTAATGAAACCTATAATTATTAAATCTGACAAAATCACAAAAGCACTCTCTATCTTTATCTCAGTCGGTGCAATCACCCTTTTCCCGTTTATCATCTTAAGATCTGATTATGACAATCCTATCACAATAAACCACGAAAAGATACACATAGAGCAGCAACGAGAACTGTTTGTTATTCTTTTCTATGTTCTATATGTTTTCTATTGGGCTAAGGGCAAAGTTCAAGGAATGTCAAACGACGATGCTTATTTTAATATTCCGTTTGAGAAGGAAGCTTATGATAATCACTACAACAAAGACTATTTAAAAACAAGAGAAAAACACGCTTGGAAGAAGTACTTGTAATTAATTATTTTTTTCTCTTTGACGGCGACTAATTTCTTCTGGGGTGGGAGTGTTATCATAAGCGTCTCTAAAGCCTGATAATCTTTTATTTTGCATCCGGTCTTCACCAATACTAAAATCCAAAGCTTTGGATGTGAGTTCTTCCCAGACAGGCGCCATGGATTGAATTCCTCTTTTTCTCCAAGAGCTAGTAGTTCCAAAAGGAAATTTTTCATCATACGATGAACCATAGCCGACCTCGGCATACGCCTCTTCTTCTGTATAACCTTGATCGATGACTAACTCATAAACACCTTCGTCATCAAATAACTCAGAATAACAATCGTCGTCAGGGTCTGTAGTAGCACCAAAAAAGTCCATTTGTTGGTTACCAACGCTAGTTGATTGTTTATAATACACACCGCCTCCGCTTTCGCCAATCTTAGACTTAATAATGTAATTAATAATTGCAGTGTTTCCGCCTTCAAAATCTGTAGTAATTCCTGCTGGGCTTAGTGGTGCAATAGCTTCACAATAGTAGAAAATTAAGTCAAGCATTAACTCGCCTATTCCTGAGTTTTGAAAATTAATATTTGTGTATATAGAACTAACTGAGTATGTATTGGGAATACATCCGGATTCTTTCCAATGCCTCATCACGCCATCTTCATCTTTCCCTAAATCATCACTATGCTCCTCATTAGGGTTTGATAATTTAATTGGGTGGCCGTGCAATTGGCCGGTCAGCTTTGTCAAAGTCGCTGATGCAACTAACCGATTACCGCTAAATAAGTCAAGAATCGTAACGTCTTGTTGATTCGAATCATATGTTTCTTCGTATTTTAACATTAGATTAGGCATTTCTGCTAATAGTTTGTCATGATCAGTTGTTTCTAACAATATCTTTTTTACGGATTCTTTAATTATCTTTCTTAGCTTTTTCTTTGTTATTTTCATAATATTACTCCTGCCCACAATCCAGCTGTTGCTCTTCTAATTTGCTCATTCATGAGATTTGCAGGTATTAACCATTTAAGTGGTAACTCTTCTTTTGGCATATGCGTAATTGTTGCTTCACGTGTTTGTATAACTGTTACTTCTTGTTGTCTAATCCAGCGGACAGATGACTTTTCAGACACACTTGATATATTAATCACGGTCATGTCAGGAGCGTACAGAATCATTTGTACGACAATCTCATGATCATCCACAGTTATGTGGGTTTCAACAGTGTAGTGATTATTTTGATTTGCACATTTTTTGTAGTCACTATTATAATTGCAATTTTTATATGCATATCCTATTGTGTCTTCATCATAAAAACGAACAAGATTATTTAAGGATATTGGTTCTTTTGTACCTCTTTGTGTCAAAGACTTGGCATTCTTCCAGTATGCTGTATTATATCCATAAGCAGATTTTGATCCGATGACTGCTTCAACCTGATTAGAGTATACACGCTTTTGTATAGGTGCGACGTATACGTCAAAGGTTTGTGCCAGTGCCATACTAATTAGCAATATATACATTGTCATAATAACTCCTCTGTTAAATTACTAGTCCCAATCTTCTTCTTCGTCATCTTCGTCAACTCTTTCGACAAAAGGTCTTGGATTGTACATGCTAGCTTTGAATTCCCCTGTTATATCTGTTACTTCTTTGCTGATTTGAATCAGGTCTTGAAGATCTGCGTTAGCTTGTTCGATTGTAATTCTTCCTAGCTCTTCGTTCGGAGCGTAAATCATAACCTCAATTGATTTATACGCTGCCTGAATAGGTAGTAGTTCATAAGGTTGCCTACTTTTCATAAACCATCTACTGCTATAAACATCGATGCAAAACTGCTTAAATAACTCTCTGTCATTTTTAAAGAAGATGTACCAGTTTAGCAGCGAAGTGCTTTCTAATATTTGTTTATAGAGACCGGCCATTCCTTCATCGATATCTTTTTTCTGTGCTTCTGAAGAATTTTTTGTCATGACCTCAATTGTTTTCAGTCTGATATCTTCATAAAAATCTATTAATTCAAAAGGTCTGATGTTATTCTCGAGACCGGTTACTGGCGTGATATCGTCTCTAAGTTTGGTAAAATAAGAAGATGATGCTCGAATAAAAGAAGCTCTTTCATTTGAACCAATATCTTCTAACATATCCATAACTCGATATGCATACTTTAGTTTGTCTTCATATTTAGAGATAAACTCCATGTCGAACACTATCGACATCGGCTTGAATCTAGGAAAATAATTTACATCGTCTCTCGAGGAAAAATAAGAAATACACACTTTTTTAGCATTATATATTGCCTCAGCTTTTGCAAACATCAAAGCAGTGTATTCTTGCGCCATTTTAGATTCCGGTCTTTCTTTGATTATGCGATATGCATCTCTAGGGCCTCTATTTGTCATATCAATAAAATACTTAACTTTTTTAATTGAGTTTATTACATTTTCAGGTATTTGAACACCTTTTCTTGTCAGGTCTTTAATCGCAGATATTTCTGGAACAAATGGGTTAAAATGCTCTTCGGTTAACATGTCATAATTAGATGCAGCGCTTAGTGAATTTTCCTTGTACATTTCTACACGTTTACTTATATAGCCTTCTATTACCTCTGTGGGTACTAGCTTGTTCTTTTTAGTCAATATTTCATCGAGCTTTAAAAAATTATTAACTACAAGATTTCTATCCCTTATTGATGTATATTTCATTTTTACTTCACGAGGACCATAAATTGATTCGAAAAGTTGATCTTGTAATGATGCAAACCTAGGGGTATTATAGACTTGACTAAACGCTAGTGCAATTGTAGGTTTGTCAGTATTGTATGAGTTATTTAGCCCTTCGTTAAATCTTTTAGAAAAACCTAGATCAAAATCAGATAATTGCAAGTTTAAGCTTATATCCCAGTTTTCATAAGATTCAATTAATTCAAAAGGAATAAGATTAAACATCTTTAAATAGTTTTCTACACTTATTCCACGCATATTTCTCTTGGCAAATAACTCATAATTTATACGGCTGTCAGCATGATCATATGCGACACCTGATTCATTTGACAAATAAGGCTTGCAATAGTCATAAAAATTATCATCTAAAAGTTTTTGCAAATGAATTCTATTATTTTCTTGTAGCAGCCATGCAACGATCTGATTTTTAAAGTCGTCAGAAGGGGTCATATGTACATCCATATAGAGACCAACAACTATCGTTTCCCATTCACCTGCCTTGTATGCGTTAGATTCCATTAAAACACTGTCTCTGTTGAGTATGCAGTATTTAAGCATTATAAGTTCGAGTATGTTTTGACTTAACTCGGTGCCTACAAGTGTGTCTAAAACAAACTCGGCCCGCGCGTTAGGATCACCGATATTGTAGAAATATTGCTCAAATATTCGTTTATTTCTTCCTATCGCTCTTGCTAGTTTTCCTTGTTGTCGTCGAGTCTCTCTTTTAGCTGATTCAGCTGGGTTAGCAGAGTTTCCTGATGGTAATCCTTGTCCTCTATTAAAGTATTCCTTAATATAGGCTATAATTTTTTCTGATACTTCTTTTCCTAACCTTCTAGCCAAGTTATTATAAGTTACACCTTCTTGATCTCCCCAAACGCTTAATTCTGCGTTACCACTAGGTATGTATATGTTATTTCCTTTAAAGCCAATAGAAACATAATTATGGGGGCTAGTGGCGTAGTCATACCCGTACCCACCTAAGCTGTCGTAGTTTTGATCTTTGGCTACATAAAATAAAGTATTACCCATATTAGTATATGTTAACCAAGCATCGCTATTAACAGTGCACCACTCTTGTACACCAATAGCTTTTCCGCCTTCTAAATTAATTGGTAAAAGTATTTGCCAGCCATCGATAATTTGCAAAAGCTTAAGTCCCGGTCTCACTTCATGTTCTAATGATATGCTGTCATCATCTTCTTCTGCTATTTCTCTATCTAATAATTCAGCTTTATAATCTTCTGTTACTGATGCATCTATACGAATTAGGTTGTCATAAAGTGACGAGTTTTTTGCAAAAAATTTGGCATCTAAGTCGTCAATAATTTGAACCATTCGTAAATATTCTTTGATTCCTTGCACATCTTTGTCGTTGTTTGACATTGCTTGACTATTAGAATATTTTTCATGCATAAGCACCATAAATATAATTTCACCATGGCGAATCAAGTGATCTGTTGTAAAATCACGTGACAAAGAATAGTCTGCAAGTAATGCGTCAAGAAGAGGTAAATATTTATTTTTGTTTTTTATTTCATTTATCGAATCGACATACCCTTGTGTATCTAATTTAGGGTATTTGCTAATTAAGGCTTGCTGTGCAGATTCAACTAATAAATGCTCAAAAAGTAGTTTTCTTAAACTTAGTCTATTTAATAACATTACTATCCTATCTGTTTTAATTTAAAAAGGCCAGAACATCGTCCTAGCCTTAATTATCTTACAGAATCTATAGTTTCTATATTACTTTGTTTGAACAAACTTATATAGTTTTTCAGCCTCAGCAATAATTTCTTCTGTTGTCGGTGGAACAGGCCACGTCACTGTTTTTGCATCGATCAAGTTCCTATCACATAGATATCGAAGCCTTTCATACTCTTGATGATATCTATGTGATAAAATTCCTTCTGCTTGACCTAGCAAGCCTGCTCTAAGTTCAAATGGTTTACTACTCATGTTTGCTCCTTTGTGTGTGTAATGTGTAGTTGTGCGATATGCACAGTATTATTATACAAAGAAAAAACTTATGTAAAAATGCAACGCCTAAAAAAATAGTTTATAATATAATAAAACAATACAGGAGTTAACAATGAAAAATATAATCAATCTAATAACAGCTTTAATTAAAATCTGCAAAAGAAATAAGTTAGCTGTCAACCAAGTAGTTGACTTAAATATATACGGCTATAATACACAAATAAAAATTGTAGCATCAGACTTTAATTCTAGATGCTACAAAGTTCAATGGTTAGATGATAAAAGAATTTCTTTTCAAACAAAAGATTTTATCAATAAGTTTATTGTTACTTAAAGATCATCATAATCAAAACGATATCCAGGCTGTTGGGATGGTGTCGTACCTAGCGCTCGATCGTAAGGCGAACTACCTAGTGTATCAGAACGGTATTTGTTTTCAATAGCACGAATTCTATCTGCAACCCTACTATCTTGCCTTGCTAATTCTCTAACCGCTTCTTCAGGTGACATACCTTGTGTAACCATTTCACCAGCTTGCGCCATCATTTGTTTTAATTCAGGATCATTTTCGATTAATTCCTCAATTTCTGCGTATTCTCCGATCTTTAATTTTCTTAAAATCTTATCAGCTGCTGAAACGGTTGCAAAACCTACTGCACCTATCATTACCATTAAAGGTAACCCAGCAATCATACCAATTTCATTTAATTGTCTTTTATTTTTAGAGCTATAACTTAACTCTTCCATAATCATTCTTCTCAGTCTTTTTCTACTTATTTTCATTTTTATATTCCTTTTAAAATAAAAAAGGGAGCGAATAAAATACCCGCCCCCCCCAATTAATACGGGTTGTTATCTAATTAGAT